GATCTTAAGCTAGACATAGCAGACATAGGAGTCTCAGGTGACCCACAGCTACTAGGGCGTCAGCGGTTCGGTCAGCAGGACTTCTTAACACCCCTGTTCACAGGTAATCAAGATGGTGGCTTAGATTTCCCTATCGCTCGCTTCTTGCAAGGACAAAAAGGTGACATAGTATGATGACGTACTTAAACATAGTAAACAACGCAATGAGACGCCTCAGGGAGCAGGAAGTCTCTAGCGTTCAGTCTACTACGTACAGCAAGATGGTCGGTGACTTTGTTAACGACGCTAAGGCTATGGTCGAGGACGCTTGGGACTGGTCAGCACTCAGGACCACCCTGACCGTGGAGACTACTGCAGACATCTTTAACTACATCATGACAGGCGCAGGAAACTCCTTTAAGGTACTACACGCGTACAACGACACCGATAACTGGGACTTGGATTACCGTACTCCCATCTGGTTTGACCAGCGGTACATGATGCAGGAGCCTGTCTCTGGTCCCCCTAGGTACTACACGTTTAACGGTGTAGATAACAACGGAGACACTCAGGTAGATTTGTACCCAAAGCCTTCCGATGACGGTACTATTCTGAGGTTCAACGTACTAAACAGGGGTGAGATTACAGACGGCGCAGGGACGGTCTTACGCCCTAAGATTCTGGTGAACGACACGGACCCGCTAATCATCCCGTATCTCCCCGTGCTTCATCTTTCGGTGGCTCTGTTGGCCCGTGAGCGTGGTGAGACAGGCGGTACGTCTACTGCAGAGTACTTTGCTGTTGCTGATAAGTCTTTGGGTGACGCTATCGCTCTAGACGCACAGAAGCACCCTGAAGAAACCATTTGGTACACTCCTTAAGGAGACTAGTGAATGTCACAGCCACTACAAAGCATTAATCTAGTTGCTCCGGGTTTCAAGGGAGTAAACACAGAAGATTCTCCTATCGGTCAGGACTTTTCTTTTGCAGACATTGCTGACAATGCTGTTATTGACAAGAGGGGACGTATCGCGGCCCGTAAGGGCGTACAACTGTCTACTACTAACCGCTACTGGTTAGGCACTGACTACGCTCACAACGTACATCACTTTTACGATGACGCTGGTAACGAAGAAATCTTTGTCACAGGGAACAACGCAATCTTCAAGGTCACCACGACTACTGATCCTGATGACACTCTCACAAGAATTACTCCTTCAGGGTACACTGTTACGGGGAACAACTGGAAGATCGTAAACTTTAACGACAAGGCCTACTTCTTCCAGAGAGGCCTAGAGCCGCTCGTGTACGACGATGCCACAGGACTCAGGACGTTTAGTGATGCCAAAGGCTCACCCACGAACACTAACCTGTTTTGTCACGAGGCTCTGGCGGCTTACGGCAGGTTGTTTGTTGTGGACAACGGTGGAGACACACAAACAGTCTACTGGTCAGACCTATTGATTGGTACAGACTTCTCAGGAGGCTCCAGCGGCTCCATAAACGTGTCTAAGGCGTGGCCTGACGGTTACGATGAGGTTAGGGCTTTAGTCGCTCACAACGACAAGCTCATTATCTTAGGCAAGCACAGCATACTAGTCTACGGTAACGCCTTTAGTCCTGCTCTTATGACCTTAGATGACACGATTACGGGCGTAGGCTGTATCTGTAGAAACTCTGTGCAGGGTATCGGTACTGACGTTATATTTATGTCTCAAGACGGTCTGAGGAGCTTTGGTAGAACAGTGCAAGAGAAGTCACTACCTATGTCTGACTTGAGCCTAAACATCAAGACTGAGTTGATCTCTGTACTGGAAGCACGTACCGCTCCTACAGCATCTGTGTACAGCCCTGAGCATTCTTTCTATTTAATTGCGTTCCCAGATCAAGAGATTACTTACTGCTTTGATCTCAAGGGCCGACTAGAGAACAATTCATACAGGGTCACCAGATGGACAGGAGCGCCGTTTAAGTCGTTTGAGAGAAAGAACACGGACGGCACTCTTCTGGTTGGTACGATTGATGGTCTGGGTGAGTACGGTGGGTACACTGACGAGTTTAACGCATCAGGAACCATAACTCCCGAAAGTTACATCTTTAGGTACTACAGCCCCGGATTGACCTTTGGTGATCCAGCGAAGCTAAAGTTCCTAAAGAAATTACGGCCTACTTTAGTAGGAGCCAACAGCGCCACAGTGTACGTTAAGTGGGCGTACGATTTTGGTACGACTTACACTACATCGGAGTTTACGGTAGGTAACCAAATTCCGTTTACGTACAACACTGAAGGTATAGAGTACACTGTTGCCGAGTTCACTGGAGGTGAGGCAGTAAGCAGGCCCCCCGTGAACGCCACTGGAAGCGGCTCAGTAATTACAATCGGTCTTGAGTCAGAAATAAACGGTTTTGCTTTATCTCTCCAAGAAATTAACGTCTTAGCACTTATGGGTAAAACATTATGAGCAACTACACAAAGACAACTAACTTTGCCGCTAAGGATAGTTTGCCCTCTGGAGACCCCGGCAAAATTATCCGAGGCACTGAATTTAACGTAGAGTTTGACAACATTGCTCCTGCGATTGCGAGCAAGGCCAACACTGACTCACCCACTTTTACAGGACTGGTAACAGTTCCTAACTTGAATGTAACAGGGGATGTGACCATGATTTTGGACAACTCAGATACTGTTACTATCAACGGGGGTACGTACTAATGGGCTTTTTAAGTGATACTATTGAGGGTCTAGTTCCTGACGAAATAGAGAACCTGTACAAGACCCCTCTTACACAGGCTACTGCTCCTGACATTACGTTCCAACCGTTTACGGTCACTGGGTCAGCAGGCTCAACCACGACTGGAGCAAACGGGAGTACCACGTACAACCTGAGTCCTCAACAGGAGGCAATGCGTCAACAGTTATTCGGTGGCGCTGGTCAGTTCTACTCTAACGCCATGCAGGACACTGCGGGACGAGAGTCTGCTATATACGATCGAATCAGGGCTACTCAGTTACCAGAGCAACAGCGGCAACGCCTAGCACTAGAGGAGCGTATGTTGTCGCAGGGCCGCGCTGGTATCAGTACTAATCAGTACGGTGGAGCACCAGAGCAACTCGCGTTTGAGAAAGCCATTGCAGAGCAACAGAACAGCGCCATGTTAACCGCGATGCAACAGGCACAGGCTGAGCAGGCACAGCAGGCAACCTTAGGAGGCCAGTTCCTACAGCAGAGCTACGCACCTCAGGCGGCTCTCTTGTCATCCCTTGCTCCTGCGCTGGACGTTGCTAGTTTGGCTGACGTAGCCCGTAGACAGCAAGGTGAGTTCGGCCTAGAGGCTCAACTGGCTAACATTCAAGGAGAGCTTGGACAGCAGACAGGCCTAGCACAACTGTACGGTGGAGTCTACGGTGGTCTGTTGAGTGGAATTGGTGGCCTGTTAGGTACTAGCTCTACGAACGCGCCTTGGTGGTGGCCCTCTGACCTTAGGCTGAAGGAGAACATTAAGCACATAGGTGAAATTAAAGACGGCATTAAGCTGTACACATGGGACTGGAAAGAAGGCCACGAGGACATCACAGGGTCTCAGCCGACGTACGGTGTACTGGCACAAGAGCTAATGGAGGTCATGCCTGAGGCTGTACATGAGGGCGCTGACGGCTACTACAGAGTAGACTACTCCAAAGTATTTAAAGGAGAACAGTAATGGCTAACGCAACTATTGCAGGGATGCTCGCAGACTCTGGAGCTAGCATTGGCTCTACTATCGGTGGTGGTATCGCTGGGTTAGGTAAAGCCGCAGGTGGTATGCTACAGTCCCGCGCTGACGCTAAGAACAAAGCAGAACAGCAGTCTGCTATCGAAAAGGAGCTACAGCAGTACGCCAACGACCCTGCCCAGCTTAACGCTATGGGACAGAAGTATCAGTCTCAGGGCAGAGCCGATGTTGCTAAGGCTTTCTACGAGGCGGCTAAGCAGGCATCAGCTAAAGTAGACAAGAAGACTGCCGCTACAACAGGCCGAGGCAAGGGTGAGCTAATGGCCCTCGCAAACAATCCAAAGTTTGACATTACTAACCAGAAGATGCAATCAGGTTACTTTGGCATGGCAGACTCCTTTGGTGTGTCCAGAGAAGAGGCAATGCAGATTGCTATAGACGCTAAGAAAGGCAGAGACGGAACAGGGAAAGTAACTAGTAGCCGTGGTGCAGGGACCTACAGAGACGAAGACGGTAATTTATACGAGCTAGGAATCGTGAGGACAGACGCTGGCGAGAGAAAAAACTGGACTCCCATCAGCCCCGGCGCTCCAGCGACGCCGTCCGGTAAACTAACTGCTGTAGGTGGTTCGTACAAGGAGTCTGCCGCTGAGAAGACTGAGCGTGACGTAGACACTGCTGGAGGAACAACAGAAGCCGAACAGTATGCTGAGCTACGCATAGAAGCCGTAGACTCCCTTCCGGAGATCGAAAGCACAATCCTGAGCACCGAGAGAAGCTTACAGGTACTTGACACCATTAGGACTGGTGGGTGGTCAACAGCCGCTGTCAGAGCCGCGTCTAGGTTCCTAGGTGTAGAGCCTAAGAGCGAAGCTGAGTTTAACCTCTTGGCTGGTCAACAGGTACTTGCTGGCCTGAGCAACTTTGAGGGAGCTATCTCAGAGGGCGAGAGAAACTACTTGCAGTCTCTGTACCAAGACCTCACTAGAAGCAACGGCGCAAACAGAGGCATCCTTGAGCTTATGTTAGACACTGCTAACAGAGCACTGAGAGACGCTGAGACTAGAGCAAACAGCGGGACTTTCCAAGAGTACATGGAGAACAGGGAAGACTACAGAGCCCCTATGGGACAAAGACCACGGACAGTAAACTTTAACGACCTCCCAAGAGGATCTTAAGTATGGAACTTGTTGATGTAACTTTACCCAACGGTACAGTCATCGAAGATGTGCCTGAGAACATTTCTCAAGAGGTTCTGAAGGACTTAGCAATCTCTTCTGGGTACGCCACAGTCGAGGACTTTGCTCCTCCTGAGACTGCTCCTGTAGAGTCTGAGGCCCCTGAGCCATCTTGGTTAGACAAGAACATGGACGTACCACTAGGGGTGGGCGGGGGAATCGTAGGAACTGTCCTAGGGACTCCTCTGGGTCCTCCGGGTATGTGGGCTGGTGGCGCTATTGGTGGTGCTATAGGAACATTTGCTGGCTCTCTGATTTCTGATGACCTCTCAGGCGAGGACCTAGAGTACGCTAAGGCGCTGGAGGAGGCCGCAATCTCTATGGGGTTCGACGCGGCACTTCCTGTGTTGGGCAAGGCTATCAAGCCTGCTTGGATCGCGGCTAGACGGAAGATGGGGTTCACACCTCAGGAGGCCGCAGAACAACTCGTGCAGGAGATAGGTGGAGAAGCAGGAACAACGGCTTCTATCAAGGCCTCTCAGCAGATACTTGAGGAGGGCGGGGCTACCCTGACTCCTTCACAGGTAGGGGCTGAGGGAGTCGCCTTGCTACAGGAGAGGATTGGTAGACTAGGCTTACTCTCTGGACGCCAGTTTGAAACTAACGCGGCTAAGGTAAACGAGGTAACTTCTGAGGCACTGTCTGAGGTAGTCAACAGACTGAGTGTAAACTCTAGCGGCTCAGCCAACGAGATTGCTCAGGAACTGATGACTGTCATAGATCAGGGCAAGAGGGCTCTGTACGAAAACTACGGCAAGTCTCTGGATGAGCTAGCGAATAAGGTGGGAGCTAAAGTAGACTTGCCTATTGGTAAGCACATCTACGTTGCTAACAATTACATTGCACGGAACACTAAGCCCGGAGAAATCGTAGACCTAGACCCAGCAACGGTGGACTTTATAAACAAGAACCTAGGCGCTCTGTTGGGTGACAACATGAGTACTATGACAAATCTTCAGGGTCTTATTGCTCTGGACAAGCAGATCACTAGGCAGATAGATAACGCCTTTGGTGCTCCTGTAGGCTCGCCTAATCACAACGCTAACGCACACAGGGAGCTAACGGCGCTAGCCGCAGAACTCAGGGAGGCAACGTATCAGTCGCTTAAGAAAGCAGACCCAGATGCCGCTAAGCAGTACAAGGCAATGAAAGACGCCTACGCTGAGGGCATCAACGGCCTGTTGCCTAGAATAAACAGCAACTTTGTGGCGCAGGCAGACAAGGGTAACTACGCCGCGCTGGGACAACTGTTGACCAAGGGCGGTAACATAGATCAGGTAATAGCATTTAAGAACAGCCTCAGGACTGCGTTTAAAGAGATAGACCCGTCGGAGACTGCTGGTAGGTTTATTGCCTTTGAAGAGGCTGACGCTCTGATTAAGAAAGGGTTCTTGGAGAAGACGTTCCCTACTCTGGGTACGCCTCAGTTTGACATCGCAAACTACAGCAACCTAGCGAAGCAACTGGCAGACCCAACTACAGCGGCTAAGTACAAGGCCATCTTAGGCGCTGACTACCCTCAGGTAAAACAGTTAATCAACCTGATGGCTGAAGCTTCTGTGAAACCCGGAAGTAACTTGGGTGAGCTAGCGTTCCGTTCTAAGGAATACGGGGCGGCTAGGGAGCTATGGGCTGGCGTTCAGGGAGGGGCGGCTGTAGTCTCAGGCAGTTTGCTAGGTGGTGCGGCAATCTTAGGCACTCCTTGGGTGCTCGCTAAGGCGTCTCTGAACCCTGCGAACGTCAAGAAGCTAATTGACTTCCAGAACACTAAGTTTAAGACTTCAGATCTTATGTATGCTGCAGGCCAGAGAATACTGTCAGACATCTTAGACGAGATGACAGAAGAAGAACAAGCCACCCTGAGGAATTACATCAGAGAGGCTAACTTAGTACGTCAGCAAAACTTTGTTAATTCTCAAGGAAACATTGACTAATGAGTGACATAAGGGCGTTCAGAGCTAAGTACAAGGACCTAGTCGAAGAGCGTGAGAGGCAGTACTCTGAGAAGGCTACGGGTGTTGTAGGGCGGGCTTGGACTGCTATAGACGAGGCAGGCCTACGCCCCCTCAGGGCGGCTCTAGGGGACAGTGCGGAGAAGTTCACGGAAGAGGACGTAAGATTCTCTAGGCCTTCTGTTCTAGGGATGAACCCTAGTAACCCTACTCAACCTCCTGAGGATGTAGTTTTGCCTGCCGAGACTGTTAACGCTGGTTTTGACATGATGTTTGCACCAACTAATTTAGTAGGTAGTGGCCTGTTTGCTAACGGTGTTAGAACAGCCAGAAACATAGCAGGCGCAAACAGCCTTAGAGGTAACACGGTAGGGGCCGCTAAAAACTTTATACCTAACAACTACGGGCCTTCAGGAACCGCTAGACCTACTGTAGTAGACGAGCTAATGGTTGGTCGAGTACCCGGAGTGCAAGACGCACAACAAGCGGCAAACGCCAGAGAAAAAGTAGGGTCTTTTGTGCGCTGGGCGGGAGACTCCGTTGCTAGGGGCGTACAGCAAACCATCAGCCCCTCCGCAAGAGCGTTATATCGTGAGCAGGGCATTAACCGCACCATGCAGGAAACCGCTAAGACTGCACTAGAAACCGGAGCATCTAGAGATACTGCTAAAGCTGTGGCACAGAATCAGGCTTCGGGGATGTTGATACCGAATCAAGCGGGGAGGGTAGGCCCCAAGGCTCCAGCCGTTAAGAACCTTGAGGATCGTAGTTTTCTCACGGAACCTGTACCAGCGGAATCAGGGGCTTACAAAGGACTCGTGAAAGACAATAAGCTCAAGGGCAAGCGTGAGAAAGGCGGGAACGTGGGCATTGCAGATAAAGACCTAGAAATCGTCGATGAGCACATAGGAAAAGTGTGGAAGGACAGGAACGGTGTACCGCTAAATGAGTCTGATGGAGCACACATAAGGATTAAGAACGCTGGGGCAGGGGATCAAATCACTGGTGCACACCACGCTGACTTTGTGGCTAAGAGTGGCGTTCATCGTACGTTCTCTAAGTTATTTAAGGACGGTAAGAATCACTCTCTAGAAGAGATGCACGGAATATTGGATAACCTAGATAAAGGGAACCTGCGGCTACACCCGAAATCTAAGACTATGGAGGACGTAGAAAAGAACGGCCTTTGGGTCACGGGTAGCTTTAGTGGTACTGCTATTACAGAGGGAGGTGTCAACTTTATAGCCAAGATCAGCCCCAACGGAAGAGTTATGGCTGTAGTATCAGACGAGCATAATTTCCTAGAGAAGATACCAGTGGTGGGTAAAGTACTAGAAGAGGCTCTGCCTAACAGGTCTGTCTCTGCTACGCCTCCGATGCACTTTGACTTAAAGAAAAACAAAGAAAAAATTAAGTCTGTACAACCAGAAAACAAGACAAATGTCAAGGAGAGTTTGTTTGATATAGCGACAGCAAAGCCATCCGCTAACCTTGTGAGGGCAGAACAACAAGTCAACGCAGGGGCGGCTATGACCGCCACAGGTTTACTAACTGGAGGAAGTAAAAATGAAGACTAAAGAGCACACAGTAGAGTACACACCTATCGACTACCACTGTCTAGGACACTCTCAGAAAGAGAGAGTAAAGAAAATGCAGGGAAAAGGAATCTCTACTCCCTATGATGCCAAGAGCACACCAGAGGAAGTAGAGGGTAAGGTAGCCGAGAAGGTCTACGGATCTATTATTTTCGTTTAGGCTCGTAGTCTAGGTCCTCTTGAGAGGGGACCGTATCCTCCCAGTGGTACGTTAGACCGATGTAGATGGCTAACGGAACCCAGATGGGGGCGGTAAGAACCATAAGAACAAGCGATATAATACTATACATAATTATAACTCACAGTTATTACCTGTACAGGCTAGCTGTTGGCTACCCTCAGTCATGTCAGAGGCTTCACTAATGTCCCAGTCAATCTGGGTCGGGAAGCCCTTCTGAAGTGCCTTGAGGGTGGCCTTATCTACAGGTTCATAAGGGGCCTGCTGGTACGTATGATCTGAGTAAGGAAGGAAAGAGATTCCTGAGACCTTATCAAACTTGTTGTACAGCCACTGTCCCACCTCCAGAAACTCCTCGTCACGGTAGTAGCAAGTCATAGACGGCTTGTGCTCACACCAGTAGTCCTGATAGATCTCCCACAGTTCCAACTGCTCCATAGCACCCATGTCTGAGGCTGTCACAGCGCCCTCAGGAGCCGCTATAGGGAAGGAGAATACCTTTGTACTAGGGTTCATGAGATCGTCCTCTGACGGGACTCCTGCGGCCTCTAGGACTGCACACAAGGGGTCGCGTCCATCAGCCCGTACCCGTCGAACATACTGACTGCTGTAGCGAGGGTGAATCCCACTAGCACTATCGACCAACTGACTAACAGTGCCAGAAGGCTTAACCGCAGTAATTGCGACAGACTGATTAATACCCAGTTTCTTAGCCCACCTCTCGTTTGTAACAATCGCCTCATTACGCATCTCCGTTAGCCACTTCTTAAGCTTAGCCTTGTCCCCACGGCCTGACAGTAGCGGGTGATCCATGATGCCGGTCAGCGATACCCCTAGGAGCGCCTCTTCTTCCGTGTTAGTCTTCCAGATGTTCCTGAGATACCTAAAGTCAGTCAGGGTAGCCTGCAGTGTACCTAGGATCGTAGCCACCCGTACCTTCTGCTTGAGTGTAGTCAGGGTGTCCTGAGGTCTTACTACGACTTCTGACAGATTGCAAAATTGATACGGTTTTAAGATTATCTCTGAACACGGGTTAGTTCCAAAATCGCACTCACTGTCCCTGCGTCCGTTCTTAGCCGCCTGCTTCTGACTAGCGACACGAGAAAACACACCACGTTCGCCAGAGCGTGACTCGTACAGGCTAGTCCACTCGTTCAAGAAAGCTTCAAAGTCAGGCTTCTCTGTGTAGCAGGCAGAGTTATTCGCTAGTCCACGCTGAGGCTCGTCTACCCACCACTGTCCGTGCTTAGAGCGACGGAGGCGGTCATCGGTTAGGTTGGAGAGTGAGATAAGGGCGCTTCTGCGTACCCCGCCCACGACTATACACGATGCGATCTTACAGCAAAGATCGTGGCATTCAATGGAGCTAAGCTTTCTACCAGATGCTCCTTGAAAGAGTTCCGTGGTAAATTTGAAGAGATCGACGAGAGGTTCTGGACCACTTGCACGGCCTCCGAAAGTCTTGAGTGGGGAACCTGCGCTTCGTATTCTACTAACGTCCCATCTGGGAAGCTGACCTGAATAGAGCAGTGATACCAGTTCCCTAAACGATTTCGCCCATCCGATTTTCGAATCTGCAACATGGATAACTGTGTCTGTGGCATGGAAGTCCTCCGCGACTTCTGGTAGCTTAGTGATGTACTGACGCTCTACAGAGTATCCTACGCCGGTCCCGCAGAGAAGTACGTACATAAGTTCGTCAAAGCTTCTGGGGCTGTCTATAGGCAGGTACGAGCAATTGAACCCTGCTACGTTATCACGCTCTAGGGCCTCTCCCGCAGTCATGAGTGCTCTCATGCTGGGCATTACCTCTAGGTTAGTGATAGCCTCAGTGACTCCTGTTACGTCCTCACCCTTGAGGCTCCCACGGTCTACCCAAAACTGTACGTAGCGGCCTACGGTTTCTTCCCAAGTCTCCCTGCGTTGCTCCTCTGGTAAGTATCTAGCGTATCGGGACTTGTGTATGTACTGTTGGTATGCATCCATTTATTCTGTGACTCCTAGTGTCTCGTTAATGATAGCCTGTGAAGCCATCTGCAAGAGCATGTACACACCATCAGGGTAATGCTCGTTAGACGCTACTTCAAAAAGGGCTCCGTCTTCGTACATGATTACTGCACACTTAACGTGTCTCCCGTTATCCTCGTGATCCATTGCTTTGACCACGAAAGCGGATAGAAAATCAGAGGTTGGTATGTCCTCTGGTGTGCTCTTCTTCTTACCAAAGTCGCCATCTATAACTTTCATGATGCGACCTCCTTAATCAACCAGTCTAGATAGACCTTAGCTTTCTTGAGATCCTCTAGACCGTTCTTGTACTCGTATCTCCAGAGGTACTTCAAGCAGTTACCCTTGAGATACCCCTTGTACTCCTGTGGGTGCATAGACGCCTTGATTGCTTCAATGGCCTCAATAGCACCTCTGTTGTAGTGGTCAGGAGCGCCTACAGGGTCGTGGTTGTCCTGAGGGTGGTGCAGTTTACCCGTGAAGGTTTTGCTGACCTTGTCCCACTCAGCGGGGGTAGCGTCGGTTATAGACATTTCTTTACACTCCTCAAATTTCTTTTGGCACTCCTCCAGCGGTACTCCAGACTCCTCGCACACCTGCCTGCGAATCTCACAGTTTGTGTAGTAAGTCCACTCATTATTCACTCTCGCCTTCCCAACCGTCACACTCAAAGGTAACTACAGCCATGTAGCCCCACTCTGGTACGTCATCGTCTACCATGACTGCATCGGGGAACCCAGCCTCTTTAGCGGCCCTCATGGTCTGGTAGTACAAAGTAACATTAAGCGTCATATGCCTCCTCCTCCAGTTCCTCTTGGAAGCAGTCTAGCTTCCGAATAAGTTTGTCCTCAAAGCGGTCTAGTATTTCTTCTGCAGAGATCTGTAGTGCTTCCAGAAGATCGTCGGGATCGTAAATGTGCAAGAGACGCTCCTTAATTTCGTCTAGTGTCAGAGACATAATCAACCAACTCCTTAAGTGTATCTATATTATACCACAGAATACCGTTGTTGTCACACCATTCTGCCATAGTTCTCTTGGTGCTCTTACTTACTTTCTGGTTAGGCTTCATCAGTACAAATATGAGTTCATGTGATGGCGGTAGGCAGTTAGAGACCGAACGATACTTCTGTGTGTCTCCTGATCGAAAGTATCCTTTGCACTCAATGAGGTAGGAACGCCCGTTACGCTCGTAGACAAAGTCCGGTGTGTACTTTCGTTCGATGCGGTAGTCCACTTGGAACGGTTCGTAGCTAAAGCCAAATGGTTGTAACTTTTGTGCGACATCGTACTCAAACCCCGATCTAAATTCATTAGGAAATTTCCGCGACTTTCGGCTCATTGACCACCTCTGTTAAGTATCTGGGACCACTTGAGTACAGGAATGTTCTTACTCCTGAGTAGCATGTATGCTTGAAAGGACAGTACGAACAACCGACTGCGAGCTTCATGTTTCCACTTTTGCCATCTGGTACTACTGCGTGGCAGTGCTCTGGCGCTTCCGGTTGCTCCACTAGCTTTTTTACACGTTCGATGTGCTCCTCTATGTCGTAGCCTATCTTCTCGTACACAGGAGCCTGAGTATCCTCAGAGTCGTACATGAGGTACGTCAGGTGTCCGTTCTGCTTGTCCATCGCTAGCCAACCAAACTTACTTTCCCCTTCAGAATGTGCATACGCCTTAATTTGAGCAACGTATCCAAACGGATCATCAAAAGCGAGACTTCCGTCTTTGAATTTCTTAAACCCAAAAGTGGAAGTACTCTTAACATCAGTGACAACACCGTCAATTTTACAGTCCATAGAACCAGTGATGCCTCCCACCTCACATTTCTTTTGCTCATCTGTTACCTCGTGTCCAGAGATCCTAGTGAGAAACAACAGCATCTCTTCGATCAAATGCCCGTACATAAATTTAACGTAAGTGTTAGGGGTTAGCTCCTCTTGTACGTCGGGGTTGTTAACTACGTTCCAGAGGTAGCGATCATCTCTTCCGATGTTGGACATGCGTAGCTTACGTC